CATTAGCCATTGCCATTTCAGAAAAACCTTGTCTTAATCCATGAGCCATTTCTCTTGATACTCCTAATCCTCTTTGTAGTTCAGTTAGTTGTTGATCATATTGGAATCCAGCTTTTATTGCATTTACAAGAGTAAAGAAAGGAGCAAAAGCTTTCATAGCTGCAGATGCAAAACCAGTTAAACCTTTTTTAGCAGTTAACATTGCTACATTAACTCCTTTTAATTGTGCTGTTCCTGCTTGTAAAGCTTTTTGTGCTGCAGCACCATATATTTTATTTCCTTTAGCACTAATAACTTCAGCATTTTTACCAAGTTCTGCTAAACCTTTTTTACTGTATGAGGAAGCATCCATCATACCTTTACCAAATAAAGACGCATGTTTTTGTGCTTCTTGTGCTGCTTTTTGGCCTTCTTTCATAGGACCAGAAAATACACTTAATCCAGGTATTTGTTTTAAAGCATCACCTGCTTCTCCAAATCCCTTAGCTATTTTATTATTTTCAACATCTTTAGCAACTTCTTTCATTCTTTGCATTTCTTTTAATGCTCTTGTAGATAAAGCTACTTGTTCATCTATATTTTTATTTATTTCTGCTTGAAGTTCTTTAGTTTGTCCTGTTGCTTTATTTTTCTGAAATTGTAAGGACATCATTTGTTGTTCAGTTTTTTGGATTGCTTTTGCAATATCTGCTGACTTTATATCTGTCCCTAATAAATCTTTATTAGTAGTGAGGGCTTTTTCTGATGTATCGTATAATGCTTTAGTTAAATCAGTTATTTTACGTTTTTCATTAGCTTGAAGACTTGAATGTTTTACTTGATCTTGTAATACATTAGATATATCTCTTTGTAGTTTTACTTCATCTTGTTGTAAAGATATTCTACGATTAAGCATTTTATTTATCCTTTCGGATAAAGCTAAATTTTCTTCAGCTCCTTTATTAATCCTTTTTTGGTTTTCTACATCTTTAGGATTAACTTGAGAAGGTGCTGGTCCTGTTTTTTTCTTAGGAGTTTCTCCTTCAGGTTTTTTATCGTCTTCAGCCATGCTAAGTTTTTAAAGTATTATTCGTATATAAATATGAAAAAAATAAAGGTGCTTGCACACCTTTATTATTTACTAAAATTATAAGTTGAAGATGGACTTACATTAGGTCTTTGAATTTGACCATCCCCAATATTAGATTCACCTTGAAGCTTTTTATATTCAGCTTCTTGTTCTTGATGATATTTGTTGAGTGATGCTATATGAAACATTCTCATCCAAATGGGCATGTTGTAAACTTCCGAGTGTATGAAACCACCGCCGCCATGGAACACCAGATCATGGATCTGTCGGAATACAACTTTTCTATAATTCGACGTCAGGCCAAAAAAAGCCGACTCCAATGGGAAGTGTTACTCCTTCTTTTACGTGCCCATTGTCAAATTCGATATCGAATTCTAAGTCTATATCTGGCATAATACCAGTCATATAATTTCTTAATGCTCTTGAATCTTTTGCTAATAAAGCTGTATCAACAAATTCTCTTATTGTTTTCTTTTCACGGTCTCCATCTACAGCAGTAATTATATGTTTCATTCTTGTACTCATATCTGATGATGAATTTTTATTGATTTTTTTTAATCCTTTGATTTCTCTATCAATAGCTAAATCATCTTTATGAGTTAAAAGTTTAAAATTAACATTAATTTTTGATGTTGGTAATTCAAATTCAAAATCATTTGTATTATTTTCAATTAATGATTCATCTATCCATTTATCATCTGCTTCTGTTAAATCTACTGTTACATTTTCTTCTTCTCCATTTGTTGGATTTAACATTTTAAAAGTATATTCTGCTCCATACCCTAAAATTCTAGATGCTATTAATATAGCATTTTTATCTCCTATTAAAAGATCATTATAATCAATATCAGTAACAATAAGTGACTGTAATAATTTATCTATTACTGTACCTGCTTTTATATAATTTTGATTAGTTAGTATATCTTCTTCTCTAGCAGTCATATATTTCATTTCAATGACTCCTTTACTTAATGGAGAATCTTCTGGATACAATAAACCTTTTGAAGGTAATGTAACTTCTTCTGTTGGGAAATTAAATTTTGTTTCTTTTTTTTGTGTTGTTTGTTCCATAACGTTTTTTATTTAATAACTTTTTATGTTCAGATATACATATATGCAAGAAAAAAGAAAGCGCTAAAAATAGCGCTTGTCTTTAAATAATTTAAAAATACTATTAGTAATTTAAGATGGCGTAATCCATTCTAATAGTTAATGAAATTTCAGCTGGTGTGTCTGAAGCCCAATCAAATTCTCCAAAATTTGCTTGAGAACAATAAGCTCCTTTACAAATCCATTCTTCAACAACATCTCCAACAGGACCTAATGCGTTAAATCTAATGTCTTTTTTATAGAAATCAGAATAACCATCTCTACCTGTAACAGATTCATGAGATAATCTAACCCATTCCATTACTGCTTGAGCACCTGATGGTGTTACTGGGTCATAAAGAGTAGCTGTAATATTTTGCCAATCTGCTTTACCTTTAATTTTTCTCTTAATGTTGATATGGTCAAGAGTTACTTCTCCAAACTGAATGTTTGGTCTAGCTACTTTTTTAACTAAGAATGCTGGGATTCCATCGATGTACATTACAAACCTATTTTGTAGTTTAGGTTCGAATGCTGTGAACATCATTTCATTTGTGTTTAATATTGCCATCTTTTTATGTTATTTTATTCTGTTATAAATATAATATTTTTCTTTTTTTATGCAGGGAATGTTGCTCCTGTTGGTAATACATTAAAGTCAAGTACTATAAATTCAGCTGTTTTAGTTGGTTGTAAATAAATAGCACCAATTAATCTATTTCTGTCAATTTCTTCTGGTGTATTATTTGTTTCATCCATTACTACTCTAAATGCATATAATCCTTGTCTTTGTTGTACTGACTCTAAATATGGATTAACTATATTTAAGAATCTATTTCTAGTTTGTACTGTGTTTTGTTCAAATACTAAGTATTTAGAAGAACTTGCTATAAATTTCTTAACTGCAATTAGTAATCTTCTAACATTAATTCTATCAAGAGCTGTTGGACGTGTTTGAAGTGTTTTCTGACCCCAAATACAAACTCCAGTTCTTGGGAATGTTGCTATTGGGTTGATTTTTCCTTCATATAGATTATCTCTGTCTGCTTGATTTAATCTTAATTTAGCTTCTAATACATTTCCTAATACACCTCTATTTAAACCTGCTGGTGCGAACCATTCAGCAGCAATATTATCTGACGCAGCTATTGCACCAGGCACTATAACTGATGGCGGAACAAATACTGGTTTATTAATCGAAGTGTCTAGCACTTTTACCCAAGGATAATATACAGCAGCATAATTACTATCTAAACTTGAAGCTTCATTTACTGCTGTAGTAACTGTTGCATTTAATATATTTAAATCCATTACATAGAAAGTATCTCCTCTAGTTTCAGCCATTGTAGTTGCATGATCTGTTACTGATGAGTGATATTGTTTTATTACTCCTGGTAATGCTAACATGTTAATATCATACTCGTCTTGATTTTCTAATATATCTATTGCTTTTTTATATGCTTTATATCCTACAGCTGATGTTCCACTTAAATCCATACCTTGCATGTTATCAGCTGCAATGTATTCTCCTGTTCTATAAATTGTAGTTGTACTATATCCATCATATCCTCCTTGGAATGGTACTGAGAATTTAAGTTGTGAATTTGTAGGTCCTGAAACTCCTGTTGTATCTATTGAAGCACTTAATCTTCCTGTAAATAATCCTGAATCTGCGTGTCCTGAATGATCTTCTACATTAAAATCACCTGATACGTTTGATTCTAAAGTTTCAGGTAATGGTTTTATAAAGTTTTCATTATCTGGCTCAACATCTGTAAAGTTAAATCCTAAATAAGCTTTAGCATTATAAACTCCTCCAATTGTTTGGTCTGATTTATAAGAAGCTGATGGGAAAACACAATTTGCAGATAATGAAGAAGTTGCTATTGGATTATATACTCCTCTAAATCCTTTTGGTGATAATTTTGGATTATATGCTTTATCATTAACACTTTGAGCTACTTCAACTCTAACAAATGATGAAAGGTTTGGATAATCTCCTTCAGTTATAATTTTATCAAATGTTGTACTATATGTTGCTCTTCTATCTCCAATTACTCTTGAAATAAATTGAGGACTATCTGGATCTAAATTAACATTATTAAATTGTTCTAAAACTAATGGTGTTTTATCTTTATCTCCAAATTTTCTAATTAATACATTAAATTGACTATATTGTTCTACTCCATCTATATCTGCTGGTTCTTTTAATCCTGCTATAGATACTTTATATTCTGAATTTGTATCTGTTCCATCTACTAATGTATGGAATTTAAATAAGTTTTTAACTACACCTCCTCTATATCCTGAAGTTATCCAAGGGGTAGAAGCGTGAGAATATCCTTCAGGAGTTGCTGCAGATCCTGTAAGAGTCATAGCTGCTGATTGAGTAACTAATATTAATTCTCTATCTGCATGTAATCCTCCATATCCTGTAACATCAACTCCTTGAGTAGTTACTGATACTGAACAAGTAGTAGATGGGAAAGTAGTTGAAACATCTAATGTACTTCCTGCTTCATCCGCTGTAACTGTTACTACATTAGAAGCTACAGATGCTGTAAATCCACTTATTGAATTAATAGCAGTCATTGCTGCACTTGCTAATACACTTCCTGATACTCCTATATGTCCTGTATTTTCAGTTACTGCTATTTCTGTGTTAGAACCAGATACATTATCAGATGGAGCTGCTAATTCATTTGTATTAAAAGATAGTGTTGATAGTACACCGTCTGAATTTTGTAAATAAATAGCTCCTGAAGCTGCTAAAGATACATCTTGTAAACTAGATGAATCAGCGAAATCTTCAATAGTAAGTGTAAATACTTCTTGGGTTGTAGATGAAGCTATGTTAGTTGCTAATGTTTTAAAGTTAGTATAAATATGTGCATCAGCTACATAAGTATTGGCTGCTGTTTTACTATTATTAGGTCCTGTTCCTATTACTTTAGTGATATAATCAGCTTTTGTTGGTGATAATGAGGCAGAATATGATTTTTTAGCACTAAACCCTGATCCACTAAAATCTATAGAAAAACTATCTGCTATTCCATTAGTAGTAGCAAAAGTAGCTGTTGATTGAAGTAAACCAACTGTTGAATCATTTTGAGAAGGGAAGAATGAAGTTAATAATACATT